AATCCACCCGCAAGCGCGGCATCGCCGCCGCCCTCGACATGCCCCCGGAGTTCTGGGACAACATTCTCGAATTCGCAAAAAAAATCACCGGAAGCAAGTAAAATGCTTCCGGTGATTTTTACAAAAATGCTCATAGCTCTTGACGATTCTGTGATTCTTTTGTATTCTGAAATAAAGGAGGTATCAGCATGAGCAGATTCTTTAAGGAATTATTGGAAGTGCATGCAGATCGCTGGCGATATATGTTTGGTGTCGGTTCATTCTGGTCTATCTTCATCCCGCTCATAATCGTCGCCGCCCTCGTTGTGAATATGATTATGACATCTAAGCACCAATATACTTCCGATGATTTGAGTGAGAGCTATTTAGAAGGATATAACAAAGCTTGCGATGAACATGCCAGTGATTATGACGAAGGTTATAACTCCGGTTATGATGACAGTTCCGAAGAAACTTGGGACATTGCCTATGACGAAGGATATTCTGCGGCGGAATCCGATACTGAACAAGCAGTATATCGCGCTTTTGATGAAGGTTTTTCCGAAGGTCATCATATTGGGTGGAAAAACGCAACAGAGCATTATGGTATAACAGAGCGTCTCGGTTCAGATGCTCTCGCAGAATATGAAACCAGCCTTATCAGCAAAGATGAATTTCTCGCTGGCGTTGATGCTCTAAAAGAAATTCGTTCTTCTCGTAAATCCGACTAGCAAAAACGCCCGAAGCGGTGATTCGCTCCGGGCGTTTATTCTGTCTTCACGATGTTCCGCATAAACCCAACAATGATGTACTTCTGCTCCGGCGTGGCCTGTTTCCATAGCTTCTGCATTTCCTCGTCTACGGTTTTCGTCATCTTTTCCATTCCTTCGCCTTTCTCTTTCCAAAAAACATGGTCGATTTTTTGTGCAACATCCTAACTTGAATCGTTTCCAGATTCGTCATATACTGGAAGTATCAAGGGATGCCCCGCCGCCATGTTCCCGGCGGCGGGACTTTGGGCCGCTGCAAGCGTGTGGGAGCTGCTTGCAGGTTTAGCCTACCACGAACGCACCAAATTTGTCGACCATCGGCCATGGGCTTCCGTGTCCATGTCCGTTGGGAAATCAATGAAAGAGGGAGAAAATTTGAAACAAGAACTATGGGAGCTATGCCGTGACAAGAAAGATTCCGCAAATCCGCGTATCACCAACCAGCAGCTGGCCGAACGATCCGGCCTGTCCCAGAACGCCGTTGGTCAATATCTCCGCGGCGAAACGCCGAACGCGCCGCTCTCCACGTTTGGCCCGATCTGTAAAATGCTCGGCGTCTCCGTCGACGAATACCTCGGGATCGAGCATCCCGCTCCTTCTTCTGACGCTTTGCAGGCCGTCGGATTGGAGCGCGACCACTACAAGCGTGAGATCGATCTGTATAAACGCTCCCTTCGCACGCACCGCATCGTCACCCTCATCCTCGTCTCCATCCTCGCCCTTGTCGTGATCTCGTTGGTCGTCGATCTTCTCGACCCCTATGTCGGCTGGATTCGCGATACCATGGCCATTTTACGGGAGGTCTCCGCCTATGCCTGAACCACATATCGCAGCCGCCTATGTCCGCGTCTCAACCGATGACCAAATGGAGCTGTCCCCGGATTCCCAGATGGAGAAGATCCGCGAATACGCCGCGAAGAACGGCCTGCTCCTGCTCTCGGAATACATCTTCCACGACGACGGCATTTCCGGCCGGGCTGCTGAAAAGCGCCCCGGCTTCCAGCAGATGATCGCCACCGCCAAAGACCCGTCGCATCCGTTTGATGTCATCATCGTCTGGAAGTTCTCCCGCTTTGCCCGCAATCAAGAGGAATCCATTTTCTACAAATCCATCCTGCGCAGCAAGTGTAAGGTCGATGTGGTGTCCGTCTCCGAGCCGCTGATCGCTGGCCCCTTCGGCAGCCTGATCGAGCGGATCATTGAGTGGATGGACGAATTCTACTCCGTCCGTCTCGCGGAGGAAGTCAAGCGCTCCATGACCGTCAATGCAAAGAATGGCTCCCTGCAAGCTACACCATCCTTCGGCTACCGCGTAGAAAACCGGCAACTGGTCATCGTCCCGGAAGAAGCCGAGATCATCCGGGAGATCTTCCGGCGCTTCATCTCCGGTGATGCCATGTTTTGCATCGCGAAAGATCTGAGCGCCCGGGGCGTCCGTACGCACCGTGGGAATCCCTTTGAAAACCGTACCATTGATTATATCCTGAATAACCCCGTCTACCTCGGCAAGCTCCGCTGGACGCCGACCGGCAGGACATGCCGAAATTTCAAGAACGAGGACAGCATCATCGCCGACGCGCTGCACGAACCAATCATCGATGCCGAAACCTGGGGCGCGGCGCAGGCTCGCTGTGCCGAACTGAAAAAGTCCTATAAGCGCTACGGCAAGCCTTCCTCTGAGCGCAAGCACTGGCTGTGCGGTGTTGTCCGCTGCTCTGCCTGCGGCGCGACGCTCATTTGGGTAAGTCCGCATTTTATGAAATGTAACAACTATGCGCACGGACGCTGCACGACCACCCAGCATATCGCCGTCGAGGCACTGGAAGAATCCTTCCTTGCCCAGCTTCAGCACGATTTGACGTTCGCGGAGTCTGTCGCTTGCGTTGTTCAAGCCGCAAAACCCGCTCATTCCGACCAGCGCTTGCAGCAGCAGCGTGCCCGTATCGTCTCCCGTATTGATCGCCTGCGAGAATCTTACTTAGACGGCGTCGAGACGCTGGAAACCTATAAAGCCGCCCGGCAGCAAATGCAAGCGCAGCTTGACGACCTCGACGCGCAAATTGCCGAATCCGCAGCCGTCCCCGTCGTCGATGCCGCCGCGCTTCTTCGAAATGCCATCGCCGCCGTCCTTGAAACGCTCCGTAGTCCAACAGCCACCGTCGCGCAAAAGTACGAATCCGCCATGTCCATCATCGACCGCTGCACCTTCGATAAGTCCCAAATGCTCCTCGCGATCTCTTATAAATTCATTTTCTGATACTCTTGATTGTAGCAAGATGGAGTATGGCCCACCATACTCCATCTTGCTATAATATTTGAAATCACTTTCTCAGCACAATTCCATGATAATACCCGGCCATCTTCGCCTCCGGGCCTCCGGCGTCCTTATCCATGAGGAAAGCTTTGGCGAGATCTGCGTAAAATTCTGGCCGGTCTAGGCCGTACTTGGCAGCTACGCCGTAATAATCTGAGTACATCATGTTCATTGCCGCCCACCAGACGCAGGACTTCACGCTGACACCTGTGATATTGGCTACCGCGTCCGTCTGCTCCATCGTCCAGTGCGCGCCGGTCGTGCCGTCCTCGTTCTCCATGTGCGATACCCACTTTTCAGCATCCTCGCGGGTGAATTCCATCATTTTCGTGGACTCACGAAAATGGTCATCGTCCAGCTTGTGCAGCGCACAGATGGCGTCCGCGTACACCGTGACTTCTTCCGCGCGGCCAAGCGTCACCGGGCGCTCCATGATCTCATGCAGCTGCTCTTTCAGATGCTCAATGTAATGTTCTTTTCCCATATCACGCCTCCTGAATGTATTTGTAAAGCCGGTCGACATCGTTCACATCGAACCGCAGCTCCCCAATGACCGGAATGGTCAGTGGGATCTTCTTTCCGTCCACCTGCGTTCTCGCGGCATTGTAAAGCCGGTCGAGGTCGATGTTGCCCTCTGCGTCCATAATGCCCATCATCTGCACTGCCGGGTGATCCTTCAGCGCAAAGATACGGCTTTTCCCGCCGTCCATGATGAGCGCCAGCGCGATTCCGGCCCCAATGCCCTTGCCGGTCGGCAGATGCGGGATGATCTCATTGTCGGCATACTGCGCCACGCCGCGCATGGCCTGATCTATTGTCACCATATTGGTTTACCTCCATTTTAAGGCGGGGCGGCTATTGCCGCCCCTTTGTTTTACTTGTTGCAGCAGCCGCACTTCGGGAGTGGATTGTAGAGTGTCTGCGCCGTCGTTGCGGTGCCGGTGGTGACGTCGGCGACTTGCTTGGGATAAAAGGTCGCGTTCGCGTAGGTGACAATCGAGTTGTCGCCGCAGCAGCGCCGTTCGGCCTCCATCTCGATCTCGCGGTGCAGCTCGGACTTGACCGATGCAATGTCCTGACGGGCAAGGACGAAGCTGTCCTCGGTGCGCTGGTTGTGGACTGCCTGATCGCAGATCGCCTTACGGATGTCCTTCAGCTGTCCGTCGATATAGGCGTACAGTTCCACCGCTTTCTGGTCGTTGTAGGCGTTCGCCTTGAGCAGCGCGATCTCGCTGTCCTTCTGCGCGAGCTTCTGCTCACGATCAAGCTCATAGCGCGTGACCGGCGTGTTCTCACTGCACCCCGCAGCCACCGCAGCCGCAGCCGGATTTACACCCCAGCCTCCGCCGAGCAGATTGCCCAGCAGGCCGAGGCCGACGCCCGCCGTGCCGATGATGCCAGTGGTCAGGGCCGCATTGGCCTTGCCGTTGCTTGCGTATTCCATAGAGTTTCCCTCCAAAAAATGTAGTGAACTGGCCAGTTCCTACGTTCAGTATGAGGGATTTTGAAATTCCGTGGGACGCACGAAGGTAGCATGAGCGACGCATTTATGTAGCGTTTGCGTGCGATTTATTTTCAGTTTTTTTGCAAACTGCACTTGACATTCCACGCATTGCGTGGTATCTTATAGCCATAAGATAAAAAACAAGGCGTAAGCAAGGAGGAAAACAAAATGAAAAAGACTTACATCCAGTTCAAATTCAATTCCGCTTTCGTTTCCCGTCACGACGGCAACGAGCAGTTCGCTCTGTACGCCGATGTTGATGATGTCTACGGCGGCTGGCTTGCCGAGACATCCGGCGAGCCGATGTGCCTCAATGCGCTTGAGGATGCAGGCTGCGATGGGGTGATTGCAGAGATCTCCAGAATCATCTCTGATCCGGCGACTCCGTGGGAATCTCTGAGTGAGGAAGATACGGAGTACATCCGCGACACCCTCGCAGCATGGGGGATCAAATAATGGATCGGGTCTGCGCGCTTTGCGGCGCGCACTTCGATGGACAAATTCGGAATATCTGTTGCCCGGCGTGCCGGAAAAAGCCGGAAGCCGCATCGTGCGAAGTTGTTTTTGCGTATGCCAACTGCATCGTTTGCGGGAAGCCGTTCCCGCTGGATGGCAGGCGGCACAAGTGCTGCTCAAATGAGTGCCTAGCCAAGCGACAGCGGCAATTACACGCACTGGATCAAAAAGCCGATCCTGAGAAATATTATGCAAAACATCGTGCGTGGTACGCCAAAAACAAGGATAGTATTAACGCCAAGAGGCGAGAAAAGGCTGCGTTGGAACGGGAACTCGAAGATAAGAAGCGGAAAGAGGCTTTGGAGCATGAATATAAGCAGTTCAGCCTCTTGTGGCACAAGGCAATTTCCACAGAGAGCCGCGATGATTTTGTATCCGGTCGCGTGTTGCCAAGCTCCGCAGATAATCCGGAGGCAGCTTCCCCGGAAGATCGTGATCGCATTCTCGGCGAGCTGTGGGACGTAGCGCACATGTCCGTCCGCGAGATTCGCGCTTTTTCCGGGCTTTCGCAGCAGGCGTTCAGCGATTTCTTCTGCATCCCGAGGCGGACTCTTGAAGATTGGGAAGGCTCCCGCCGTTCCTGCCCGGACTACCTCCGGTTCTTGCTTGCGCAGGCCGTTGGTGCCTACAAAAGAATAAGTGTGGGAAAAACCTCCAACGAGGCATAAAAAACGCCCCCGACAGGATCACTCCTGCCGGGGGCGTTCGTTTTGCTCAATATCTAGTGTGCATCATTCAGTTTTTATCATTTGCAGCTTTGCTGCCGTGTGCCGCGCTCGTGCGTAGATCTGCGGCAGTCTGCGGGTGATCGTGCTCCGCGCCATGTCCAGCTCCACCGCGACGTCAATCTGCGGTGTCTTGTCCATGATATAGCGCCGGACGATCTCTGCATCCTGCTCACTGTAACCTGCCTGTGCTATGATCCGCTCCCACTCGCCTTGCAGCAGGCCGGTCAAGTCATCCGGAATCCGCACCCTCGCGCTGATCGTCACCACCTCCAATCCGGGTGGCGCGGCACACGGGGTGCTACTGCTTATGACTCAGAATGGGAATATTCCCCTTATTGCTGACATCCAGATCGAGTGCCTTTGCGATGTCCCGAATTTTGATGTAATTCGTGCCGTCCTTCAAAATGCGTTCGACCTCGATCTCCTTGCCGTTGATGATCATCTTTGCTTTCGTGACCACTTCGTCCACCTCCTCCAAGAGCTTCTTGAATGATTCCCACTTCGTTTCGTCAATCAGCGGCAGCGGACACAGCTTCATCGAAATGTCATAGTGCCGGATTGCGGCCTGCACGTTCGGCAGCTGCTTCAGCAACATCTGATAGAGCCGCGCAGCGTTGCGCATCGTTGCCTCCGGGATGTAATACTTGCCGGAAGCGTCTGTGTGGCTCACCATCTCGATAGATACCGTGTTGTAGTTGTTGTACACCTTGCCGAATTTGCCGCTCCTGCCGTCGCCCACGGCCCACGCCACCACATCCAGCGGCACACACTGATAAACGGTATCACCCTCGTCAACCACAAAATGTGCCGACGCAGCGCGTCCCTCGCTTCCGTTGGCAAAGTATCGGGCGTTCCCGAGCGCCGTTGCATGCAGACCGGTATTGGCCGTGTAGTGAAACACGATGGCCCGGATGGCCGAGAGCGGACGCTTGCCGCCCACTCTCGTTGCCCGGATGGTATCGTTAATTTTCAGTGCCATTTGCGCCTCCATAAAGCTCATGGTGGAGCGTCAGCACCGCAGACTCGATCATCTTGTCCACGGTATCAGAATCAAACTTGATGCCTCTCTCGGCGAGGTAGTGCAGCACATACGCCTTTTTCTCGGCGCCATCGTTGGCATTGTAAAGCTGCTCCGCCGCCTTGACCGCAATCTCTACATACGCCTGCCACTTTTTGAGCTTGTCCGCGCCGACGCGCTCCTTGATCCACGGGATCAAAAATGCCGATACCAGCGCTGAGATCAACGCGATCACCGCCGAAATGATTTCTGTGTAGTCCATAACAAACTCCTTTCAATCCTTCAGCACGATCTCCAAAAAACGTGCCTTTTCCTCTGCCGTATATGTTTCCGGCAGGCTCTCAATGTACTTGATTGCGTATTTACTTCTATTTTCATTTTTTGCCTTCCAGAGGTAAAACATCCCAATCGCCGTCGCAAATCCGATGACTGCCAACGTGACCTCCACGCTCAGCACGCCGAGCACATTCAGGGCAATGCAAACGACGCTTGCCGCCGCGCTGCCAATCAGCAGCTTTTTTGAAGTCTCCATCACACGATCCCCGCATGAGCCAGCGCGAAGCCGACCAGCGCCCCAACAATGGCCGTCACGGTCGCCTTTACCAGTGCCTCCCATTTCCCGCCCGGAATGGCCTTGAGGCTCTTCACGTCGTCCTTGATCTCGCTGACATTGGCCTCGATTGTCTCCTGCTTCGTCGCCAGCACCTCTACCGAGGTCGCCAGCTGATGCAGTGCCCGGTTGTCCTCCTCTAGGTCGTTGATGCGGTGCGTGTTGCTCTTGGATCGCTGGTCGATCTCCACGATCTTTGCCTGAATTCCATCATCCATTTCTTACTTCCTTTCCCGGTATTTTTATTCCTGTTCCTGCCAGCCTGCCGGATATGCTGTGGGCGAATACACGTTCGCGTCAATCAGACTGATGTAATGCTTGCCATTGAACGTAATCTTGTCGCCCTTTTTGTACGCATCATGCGCACCAGTAGGCTGCACGAATTCCGGCCATTCATCCAGTGAAACAATTACGAACAGTGCCGGTGTTGCCCTTTGTCTGGATCGCGTCCGCAGCCTGCCGCCTGTCCCGATCAGGCCGTCAAATGTTCACAGTAATGTTGTCTGTCACATTGTATACAAGCTTGTTCGGTTTATACTGGCCAGACTGATATTCTACATAATATGAGTGTCCGTATTTCACTGGATATTGATTTTGCTGACCCGGAATCGCTGTGATTTCCTCTTCGGTGTAAAGATCCTTTACGGCCGACAGCGTTTTCCCGCTTGACACGTTCACCGTCATCACATAGTTCAAGGTGTCGATGTCCTCTACTGAAAGCACCCCCGCGTCATTGACTCTGACCACAAACCGTTTCTCCGATCCCGCCGTGCTGGACTTTAAGATCAGCGCGGTGCCCTCTAGGCTGCCCTGCGCCCAGACGTTTCCGTCCCAATCCACCTCAAACGCATTATGTCTTTCACTCCACCCCGTACCATTGCCGATTACGAATAGATTCTTGCCGCACCACGATCCCTCTCGATTAGTGTACGATGGGAGTCGCCTTTTTGTTTTCGCTTCCACAATACAATATGCACCAATCGCAGTTTGTCCCGCTACCTCAACCGAGTTTAATATACCAAACGCAGTGGAGTTCGAACCGTAAACGGATGAGTCCGGGCCAGCAAAGCCATAGTCTGCATATTTCCCGACAACGCCGCCCGCTGTAAAAGAGTAGTTTGCGCGTGCGTCTCCATTGAACGCTACACATTCTCTCCCGGAGGCGGCATAAGTCTCGGAATTGCCGAACAAAAAAGAATTTTCCCCGGTGGCCTCTTCCGGAGTATAGGTGCTTATTGTAACCCGATTACAGCGAAGCAAAGTCAAGTCTCCCGTGCCGGTGGGGTTTTCCTTCGCCAGATAATTCCCTTCCACGCCGACCGCTGTGCCGTTGTTCACCCACGTGTTGCCAACGCCATCCCACACGTAGATATTGTAAGGTTCCGCCGTGCCGACGCCATAGGCGTCCCCGGCAGCGGGGCTTGTAACGGCGGCAGTCAGCGCATCGAGCGTTGCATAGTAGCCGAGTATTTGTAACCCCTTGCCCTGCGGGCCCTGCGCCCCGGTCGCACCCGTCGCACCGGTATTGCCCTTTGCTCCTGTTGCGCCTCTTGATGGCTTACCTGAATCAATGCCACCAATATACCAGTTACCGTTTGTTCCAATCGTTGGCGCAATGTTTGCTTCGTCTGTGGCGGCCCATTGTCCATCTACTACCTGCAAAATCTTGCTATTGTCATCAGCAGATACTGTTGGTAGCTCCTTTTGGTGCCTATGATCCCCTCTAGCATATGCCGTGCTTGTACCGACAGAGCCAGCTTCAGTTGGCGCTAATGGAGTTGTAGTGGATGATTGTAGAGCATCTGCCTTGTTGAGAGACTCTTGCACGGCATCAGACAGGTCAGTCTTATCTACTTTGTCCTTAAATGCCAATGCCTTCAGATCAGCAAACCATCGTTTAATTTTTCCAAACAAAACAGGAATAGCCTCACCACTAGCGATGTTCTCCCTCGTGGAAGCAGTATCAAAATCCGCTGTTAAACCATTTCCTTTCCCGCTGAAACTCGTAGCATGCACAGTTGCAGGGAAAGTAGCGTTTTGTTTCGTATCGTAATCATACAAATGCCCAGTTTTCGCCATATTGGAAGGAGTAGTCCAGTTGGTGGTTCCAAGAAATAAAATGTGTAAAACTTCCAAAGCGCTTGTATATCCATCAGTATTAAGACTGCCGATATTAAATGTAAAGCGAAGTGTGCACACATTATTTTCGCCTCTACCACCAAAGTAATCTTGGCTAACATCAATCGAGTTCCAGCCAGTCCACCCATCAATACTATAAGTCCCAACTTCTATAAATTCAGTAGGGTCACCGCTCTTTGCTTTTTCGACATAAACCGTGACATTGTGTGCGCCATTTGTAGATATTTCTATTAGAATTTTTTTGAGCCGTGTATAAGTTCCACAATCGCGAGCATTAACAGTGATTCTAAGTTTATCGTCCAAAGTTTTTTGATTGTGTGAAGTTCCACCAATCACAACACTGCTTTTTCCGCACACTGATACAAGCTCACTTTTAACCACATTACTCGCATCATAGTTAATCCATGTTGCACCAGCATCATTAGAGTATTCTATAGCAATGCCAGCTGGGTTGGCACATTCAGTTTTGTTATAACCGACTATTGGTATCATAGCAGAATCAATTGGTGCTATATCACCTTTAATACTGGCACCGCCCCATTGAAGTTCTGCCTCATATAATGTTTGCTTCGGGTGCACATGGTCGCCACGAGCATACGCGCTTTCCGAACCAGCCGATGCCGTCCCCGGCGCCTTCGGGGTAGTGGAAGAAGCACTCGGAACACTGACCAGCTCCGCAGCCGCCTGCGCGATCTCGCTCTTGTCCGCAGCGGTGAAATAATCCGTCCCCTTCTCCGGCGTCTTGCCAGCTGGGCCTTGCGGGCCGGTCGCGCCGGGGTCGCCTTTCGCACCAGCGTCACCTTTCACGCCCTGTGGCCCTCGCAGACTACCGGAGGTGTAGTGCGCGCCAGACGTCAAATTGACGGTCATAACGTCATCTTCAAACGTCACATTCGCCACGCCGACGCCGGTGTCGCCCTTCGCGCCTTGCAGCGGGCCGTTATTTTTCCAGGTCTTGCTCACGCTATCATAGATGTAGATGTCGTAGGGTTCCGCCGTGCCGACGCCGTAGGCCATACCAGCCTCTGGGTTCGCCACCGCAGCGCTCAGTGCCGCAGCGGTCGCGTAGTAGCCGAGCACCTTAAAGCCGGAGCCGGTTTCGCCCTTCTCGCCCTTCTCGCCTTGGATGCCTTGCAATCCGCGCTCGCCCTGGATGCCCTGTTCGCCCCGAATTCCTTGGATGCCCTGCTCGCCCTGGTCTCCCTTGTCACCCTTGGCTCCGCGTGAGGGTTTCCCGGTGTCGGTTGTCCCGAGATACCAGTTCCCATTCGCGCCAATCGTCGGCGTCGTGCCGTCCGTGCCGGGGTCTCCCTTGGCTCCTGTGTCGCCCTTTTCTCCTTTCTCGCCGCGCTCACCTTGCAGTCCTTGCGCTCCCTGCTCTCCTTGCGCGCCGGTCGCGCCGGGGTCGCCTTTGTCGCCTCTGTCCCCTTTTTCGCCCTTTGCGCCCGTTGCGCCAGTGTCTCCCTTGGCCCCGGTGTCGCCCTTCTCGCCTTTCGCGCCAGTGTCTCCCTTCGGCCCCTGCGGCCCCATGACGGAACCCATGTCCAGCTCTTTTCCGTCCGTCAGCGTAAAGATCAGATGGCCGTCCGCCTCGCGGACTTCAATGCCCTTCACGCCTCGCGAGGTCTGCCCGCTCAACGTGATCAAAATACTGTTCGGAATTTCAACCTTCACTGTCTCACCTCATTCTACCCGGACTTTGTTGTCCCGCGCCAGCGTCGTCCGGTCTCCGTGCGAAAATTCCACGTCGTAGGTGTATCTGCCCTTCGGGAACTTCGCGCTGATCTCCGCGTCGACCACAAGCGTCACCTGATTGTTCGCGACGTTCGAAAACGTCTTGCTCCAAACCTCCGCCCGCGTGTCGTCGCGGAACGTGATTTTCACCGTGTCCGTCGCCCCAATGTCCACGGCTGCTCCGTCCTGATCGACAAGATCCGCCTGAATGACGACGCTGAATGTGTCTCCGGCATACCAGCACAGCACGCCGTTCGAGATTCGCGGGCTTGCGTATGCCCCCGGAATTGGAATTCCCATTTTCATCAACTCCTTTCCCCCAGTGTAACAGCTCCACCCAGCAGATTCACCCCACGCAGCACTTGACGGCTCCGCCCTCCGCGCGCTATACTGTTCTTATCTCAAACAGGAGGAGAATATTTTATGCTGGACAAGAACGATTTGGCACTCATTAAGGATTTGCTCGACACACAGACTGCCCGCATGATAGATGTAATGGAGGCCCAGAAAAAAGAGATTCTTCAGGAGACCGCCGCCTCCACGCGCGTTCTTATCGAATCTTCAATTATGCCGAAATTCAATCTTCTCGCCGAAGGCCAACAGACGCTGCTTGAAACGCTCGCCCCGAAAAGCCGCGTGGAAGCGCTGGAAGAAGAGGTCGATTTCCTGAAATCCATCATCAAGCTGCACAGCGAGCAGATCGCTGAACTAAAAAAAGCCCAGTAAAAAACCGGAGCGGTCATCCCGCTCCGGTCTTTTGTTGCTTGTCATCTTCCAGCCACTTTTCGATGTCCTTCTCTTTCTCCTTCCGGTCGTATCCGATTGCCGCATAAGCGTCCAGCAGCAGCTTCTTCAGCCGCTTGCGCTCCGCGCTGTCCGCCGCAATGTACTGCTGCTTGTACTCGCTGGTAATTTCTCGTGCCAGCGTTTCAGCTTCTACGCCGTTGTCCAGATACTCCTTTGCCGCCTTGGCGACGTCTCCGGCGCTTTCTACCGTGGAAAGGAAGCTGTCGTATTTCTTGTATCCCTTGCCTCCCTTCCACTCGCGGATTTTCCAGTAGGCGTCGTTCTCGTCGTCTGCAAAGTCGTTTGCGACGAGTTTCTGGATCGCTTTCTGCTCGCTGATTTTTCCCTCGCCGAAATCTTCCCGGATGCTTTCCTTGAGCTGTTTGTCCTTCGCGTCCTGGATCTTTTTCTCCATATACGCGATACGCTCTTTCTCGGTCATCGGCTCCATTTCCTCTTTGTCCGTATCATTGGCAATGACATTGTAGAAATAGTCCGCCTTGGCCTTGTCGCTCACGCCCTTGTAGCTCCCGAGGAAGATCTTCTTGTTTGTGTCTCCGTCGATCTTCTTGACCGCCTTGATGAAGGCGAATGTTTCCCGCTGATCCTCGTATTCCGTCATGGTCTCGTATGCCGTGGTCTCCTTGGCGTTCAGATTCTTAAACCCGCTTTCTACCCAGTCCTGCGCAGCCTTGGTCGAGCTTTTGCCGAATACAATGTTCGTCGTCCATGCCCGGATCTTGTCCGCCGTCGTGTCAGTGTAGACCGGGTATTGCAGGACGCGCTCGCCCTTGCTGTTCATCTTGTAGCTTCCGCCCGCCTTGGCTGCAGCAGCACCTTCGATGGATTTCTTGAGCTGTCCGCCGCCAAACGGCAATACCCAGTATGCCGCCGGGTCTTTCAGCGACAGCAGCAGCTTCTCGGTTTTCTGCTTCGCATCCAGATCCTCGGACGCCGCAATGCTGATCATATTTCCGATATCCGGGAATGTACTGGTGTACGGCAGCTTGCCGCCGCCCACAAGATTCCCGACAAACGGCAGCTCCTGCCCGATCTCTGTTGCAAAATCGACCGTCGTGTTCAGCCAGTGTTCATCCTCATCCTTCTCCGTCCACCATTTCTGGCCTGTTGCAAGTGCGCGGATGGCATTATTCCGGTCGTGCCCGGAATAGCTTGCCGCACCCTCGATGATAAGATCGATTGGGTCAAGCATCGGTCGTCGGCCTACCACCAGTTCATAGAACTCATTGTAGATCCAGCTTTCCAGCGCAAATTTGAGCAGCGCCCATGCAATCGCGCCGACGCCTTTCTTTCGCTGTTCTGCCGGGAGATCTTTGAACACATACGAAAACGTGTTGTTCACTTCGAGTTGGAACTGTGTGAACATTTTCAGCAGCGGATTCCGGGATTCAAACAGTGTCGGCATCGCGCCCTTGCTGCGGTCTGCCATGACACCCGCCGCAAAATCGTCCGCTTCTTCCATCGCGCTTTCCTCGCTCATGCCGCGCTGAATGTTTTCCATGTACCGCGCCCGGACGATGACGTTGGAGGAATACCAGTCGATCAGCTCCATCGGCTTCGACAGCACCTTGCTCGCGTTGTCCGCCCAGCTGTTGACCAGCGTATCACTGCCCGCTCTGCTGGTAAGAAAGTCGCTCCGCTCTGCGAAATCATCATGTACCCATGCGTTCGCCGCCTGCTGGTACATTGCTTTCGCCACTGACGTGATCTTCATCTGTGCCGCCGCCTGCGCAATGACGCCGAAGTTTGTCAGCCACGATCCCGGATTCAGCGCCACCATATTTGCCGCAACCTTCGTCTGCCACTTCTTCAGGAAACTGTGCACCGACCGGTTCAGCAGCGATTCCACATCGCGGTCGAGCGTGCTTTTTTTGTTCGCAAGCAGATTGGTATACTCATCGACGTTCGCCACCCACAGAGACAGTGCATAGCGCCCTTCCCGCTTGATCTCGTCGATCTTATCTTTCTTGTCTTCCTCCGTCAGATTTTCGTTCGCGCGGATGGCGTCGATCTGTTCCTTGATTCCATCGTTCGATGCAAGGTAGCGCGCATTTCTCGCCAAGGCCCGCAGATTCTGAATGACGTCCGTGTAATAGATGACGCTCGCCGCGCCCTCGACGTACTTGTCGAATCCCTTCACCGCGTCGTATGCCGTGCGGAATCCCTTTCGTTCCTGTGCGTTGGCGAGCCACGGGATTCCGGGCCTGAAATTCTTTGTCTGTCCGTTGATCGTCGTGGGCAGCGCGTCAGGGCCGCGTTGTTCCTTCCGCTTTTTGAGCCACCATGTGAAGATTCCCTTCGCATCATTCGGCAAAACTTCGATCCCAGCCTCGACGCCCATTGCCATTCCCATGAGGTTCAGGATGCCGTCCGACGTTCCAATCCCGAAGTGTGGGAAATACCCCGCCCGGTAGTTGACCGGCGCATAGCCGTTTCGGATGCGCGTCGCGTTCATCATCTTGTAAAGCTCATCATAGATCTTGCGGAACTCCTTCACCGCGTTCTGGATCTTGGCCTTTTCTAACCCCGGATTCTTGTTCCAGAGTTCCGATACGATGCCTTCCCATTCTTCGAGTGTTTTTCCATCCCGCTCCTTGATGCGCCCCTTGCTGGCTTCCAACACGCGGATGTTGTCCTGCGCCTCGCCGAGGATCTGCACGGCTGCGGCCTCGCTGACGATGTTTCCCTTTGCTCTGTGTCGGCTCAGCTTCAGCGCCTTTACGCGGGCGCGCAGATCGTTCTTCATCCGCGTGGCGTTCGCCGTCGCCTTTCGCACCGGTTCAAAATAGCCCTTGTTGACCGCCTCGGCGTTCTCCTTCGGCGCGATGTCGCGGACGTTCCGCGTCTGCGTCTCCCTGGCATACTGGAATCCGGTCTTCTTGTCTTTCCACTGGTTGATGTCTCCGAGCGCCGTCTGCGCGTTTTTGTCCCGCTGTTCGTTGATGTGCTTGTTGTATTCTGCGATCTTCAAGGTCGTCAGGTCATAGTCCGCCTTGGCCTCATAGACTGCAAGGATAGAATCCGCGTTCTCCATCCCGGCCACGCTCTCCGGCGTAATGTCGCCGCGCAGCAGCCGGTTCACCATGCGGCGGTCTTCCGCCGTCAGAAGATACTTCTGCGCCTCCCGCTCATAGTTCCGTCTCTGGTCTGCTTGCAGATTATAGAGCGCCTGCACATCTTCTTCCGTCGTCGGCCCCTCATAGACCTTCTCTGTCCGTTTCTGTGCTTCGGCGTAGCGCCGCGCCACGCGCAGATCGCCCATCATGTCCCGGACGTTTGCCTCAAAATCGACCTGTGCCGTCCGCTTCCAGACCGCAGCGTTCTTTCCATTGTAGCTGCGCACGTTCTCTTTCGTGGTCGCCATGCGGTTCGCGCCCATCAGCAAAAGCATTTCCTGCTCCGCCGCATCGGTCACGCCGCGCGGGAACAGCTCCGGAACCTTCCGGCTCATGCTCTCATAGACCTCGCTCAGAGATTTCCCGCCGGATTCCACCACATTCAGCTTCCCTCTGGTGCGCTGCTTGAACTGCTCGTAGTTTTCAAGTGCCGCCCGCTCCTCTGCGCTCAGCGTGATCTCCGTCATCCGAAGCTGCGGCGCGACGCGTTCGATCTTCTCATAGAACGCCTTTTCCAGCTTCACGCCCTCTTCATAGACCTTTTCAAACGTTTTGTCCATCGTCTCTTTCGTGACGTCTCCGGTCTGGAGGTATTCGTTCGTCAGGTCGTCAAGCAGTTCCCGCGTCTTCTTGACGTTCTGCCCGAACGGCATCCGGAAGCTCCGTTCGAGTTGGTAGAGGAAGTCATTCTGCGCTCTCCGCAAATAGGTCTGTGCCCGCTTCGGGATCGTGTTCAGCGTATAGCCGCCCTTCGGCACTTCCTGTTCCTCTGTCTGTTCCTGCGCCTCCTGCTCCGCATCTGCCGAGAATTTCCCATTGACATTTTCGACGTTCCGTGCTACCCTTGATTTAGGCAAGTCACCATTATCCGACCGCGTTTCATCCACAAGGGACGAAACGAAAGAGTTGGTATCGGTGACTTGCTCTATTTTTGTCATGCCATAGAACGTTGCGCCCATATCAGAGAGGCCGATGTTGAATACACCTTCAAATGCTCTCTCGCCCACAACAAATGTGGTTTTATAATAATCAAACCCATCCGTTGCAAACGCATGATTTTTGTGATCGTCGGAGTGTCCGACATATTCAGCCGCTTCCAGCATTTCATCCAGATTGGCCGCAGCGCGCATCTTCGCTTGGAATACTGTGTCGCTATATTGGCTCCCATCATACGCATATTTCTTCGCGCCGTCGAAACTGTATTCTCCGCCACGCCGACGAACCGTCACAGCTGCATATTCTCCGAGCGGAAGCGTCTGGCCGGAGAATTCCTCCTGAATGACCTCTTTCGCCAGCTTTGCGGCTTCCTTGTTGTTCAATCCGATAAACCGCCCCTGTTGCCGATCTACCAATACATACTTCCGGCCATCCTCCGACGTTTCCAAACTAAACTTTCCTTCCGGCGGCGCTCTGGCGCTGTCGGTTTTTTCTGTGCTCTGGGTCTTTTCATTCGTCTGCCACAGCGCATCCATAGCTTCCTTCGAAAGTCCCCCAAACCGCTCGATCCCGGCATAAGCGTCCGCGCAGATCTCCTCGATGTAGTGTGCCAGCTCTTCCTCGGTGTAGCATCCTTCATAAGCCTCGGCGTATCGTCGGGCCAGCGCCCGCAGCTTCTCCTTGCCGAGCTTCTTTGTGATCTGCTCCCGCACCGCATCCAGCATATCCGGCGCGCGGTCTGCCATGTTGTGAAATTCCTCATGCCGCCCGATCTGCTCCACACTGAGCCGGTTGTCGTTGGCCCTGACCCACACGGAATCGCCCATCGCCACGCCGTTCATGTACCGCGTCACCTGAGACGCCTGATTGACGACGCCGATCTTCCCGACAAAGAAATGCACATTCTTGACGCCGTTCTTCTTCAGGTGCTCCGCCGTCTCCCGCAGCGCCGGTGTCCAGAGGCTTTCCGGCACTTCTTGAAAACTCTTTTCCGCCGATCCGTTTTTGATCCCTATTTCTTTTCCGCTGAGGTAGGGCTGCTTTGCATTGCGGACACGATTTTCGATGTCAGCGCGTTCCGCTGCCGCGCTCCTTTGCTGGGATCGCGCTTCTGTGCGGCCTGTGCCCGCTGCCACGCTTCCACTCTGCTTTCCGGAATCCATACCTGCATCCCGTTTGCCGCCGTCATCAGCAGCCGCTTTTCCTGTTCTGCCATTTCCGTTTTCCTTTCCGGCGGCCCATGCCGCCTGTGTGATCTTCGGCTGTACGCCCTGTGCGGCCCTCTGCGCCGCGTTCAGTGCCGCGCCGCTTGCGCCATATTGATAGGCCCGGTTCGCCGCCTCGGCGTACTGCGCCGCGCTCAGCTCCCCGCCTCCCCTTCTGATATATGCAGTATAGCCCTGTGTGACCGCATCCGTCAAGGATGCGGTCCATCCATACTGTGCCGCCGCCTGCTGCACCGTGTGCCCCGCGCTTCGCTCCGTCTGGCGGTCAAGCGTCTCATCCGCCCGCTCCTGCTGGCTCCGCAGCCGCTCCCGTGCGTTGGCCGCGTCCTGCATAGCTTCCGCATCCTCTTGGATTTTCCGTGCGTTCACGCGGTCTGCCTCGCCCCGGTTGATGGCCTCATCGTTATCCAGCACATCCAGCGCGGCTTCCGCCCGCTCGTGCGTGATCTCTCCGGCGGCCTCCGCGTCAAAGATCGCTTTCCGCTGCATATTGCGGTCATAGTCCGCCCGAGACTGCTGCACGTCCTCCACGGCCTTTTCATATTGGTTGTAGGCTCTGCTGCTCTGCGCGGCCTCCGCAGCCTCCTGTGCCGCCTGTGTCTCCCCAGCGTCGTCCATCGCAGAGAGCACCCGCCCGATGTCTTCAATATCCGGCGTCCGACCGTAGTCCAGCTTTTCCTGCACGATGGCCGCAGCCTCGCGCACCTCCGTATTTTCAGACTGCGCACCTTGACCCGCGAGGATCTTCGCGTAATATTTTGTCTGCCGCTCCTGCTTCGCCTGCGTCAGCCCGCCCGGCATCCCGGCAAGGTCGCCCAGCGCCGCGAGGAACACGCCGCCGAGGAACGAATTGCCGAGACTTTCCCATGTCACCGAGCCTTTCAGACTTCCATTCAAAACGAGGCTCTGGAACGTCGGCTCTAAAAGCTCCGCGATCACTTCTTCCAGACCTTCCGACACGAAATCAAACGCCTTGCTGTCCAGCACTTTCATGACCGTCTTGCTTTTCGTCAGCTTCGCCACAGCACGGTTCACCAGACCCACATCCTCATCATAGACCGGGTTTCCGCCGAACAGCTTTTCCGACAGGATCTCCACCGCCGCATTTTGCAGACCGATGAGCACAGCCTGTGTGTCCGTCGCCCCTGCATTGTGCGCGTCGAGCATAGCATTTCCGCCCGCACGAATTCCCATCACCGTCAGCGGCGTGAGCGCGCCGCCCGTCGCCGTAGACACCATCAAGTCGCCAACCATCGCTCCGGCGGATGGAAGCTGCTGCAAGATCCACGTCCCGACCGGGCTGTGATCCTGCAGCACCTCGTCCATGATCCGGTTATAATCATCCTGCCACAGCTGCGCGTCTGTATAGTCATACTCCGTCGCCATTCGGTCTGCCAGCGAACGCAGCTTCTCCGCGTATCGATCGCCGCCGAGCGCGTGCAGCATCGCAGAATCCGCAATGTCGCGCAGCGCCCACGCGACGCCCTGATTGACCTTCGTTTCCGCGAAGTTGTGCGCCATTTCAAACCCGCTCATCGACTGCGCATTGCCGCCCTCATAAAATGCCGTCAGCGCGTCATCCGCAAAGTTCCCCGCCTTTTGCAGCCACCCCGGCGCGATGCGGTTCTTCTGCCGTTCGAGTTCCTTCTTTTCCTGCTGCAAGGCCGCATCATACCCGGACGCGCCGCTCCGCGTCCATGCGTCCTTCTGCTGCGCGTCGATCTCATCGATCCGCGCCTGCATCTGCTCCGCTGTCCAGCCCGCATATTTGTCCTGTTCGGCCTGTCGCGCCGCCTGTTTTCCAGCCTTGTATTCCTCCTGCCCCTTCCAGTATGCGCGGTCGTCCAGCGAGCGGCGCTGTTCTTGCAGCGCCTTTTTTTCCTGCTGTAAATCGGCATCCCAGCCGGAATAGCCGTTCTGCGTCCATGCAGCCCTCTGGCGCGCGTCGATCTCCGCGATCTGCCGCTGCACGTCCGCGCTCTCGGCCCGCAGCGTGTCAGAGCTTTTCGCCTGTTCTGCTTCCCGCTTCGCCACAGCCTCATCATACCCGGCATACACGCCGCGCAGATAGTTGTCATACGAGCCATACTGTTCCTGCATCGCGCTCGACCGGTTGAATTCCTGCTCGCTCAGCTGCTCTTTGCGCTTCTGCTTCCGTTCCTCTCTCCAGTCTTCGTTTTCATGAACTGTTTTCAGTTTTCCGCTCTCTTGCGCAGCTGCGGCTTCTACGTTCTTATAGACATTTGTATTCAGGATCTTCCGCTCCGCCGGGGTCAGTGGTTTCCCGCTCATCTGTTTCTGCCGAAGCTCCTTCTGCTTGAGCGCATAGGTGTAATTCTGGTATGCCGTGCTCTGCGCAGCCTGCGGCGCGCCCGCCTGCTGGTAGGCCGCCGCAATCTCCTGCATCTGCTTCGTCCGGTTCTGATACGCCTGCGTCACCTGCCGCTGCGCCTGTTGCTGCATCGCCGCGCGGTAGTTGGCAAATGCGTCGTAGTTCCGCTCCTCCGCGTTGTACTGCCGCTGCCGCATGGTCTGCGGAAAGTTGGTGGACTGCTCATATTCCCGCAGCGCATCCGCGCCGCTGCGCTTCCATGTGCCGCTCTGCGTCTGCTCCTGTTGCTGCATCTGCGCAGCTCCAATGTTCTTCGCATAGCTGCTCGACTGCTCGTACTCCCGCAGCGCATCCGCGCCGCTCCGCTTCCATTTCGCCATAGTTCCCCCTTATTCCAGCGGAATTCCAAATCCCGCCTTGTTCAAGATGCTCGCCAGCTCGTTATACTGCTTCTTGCCGGTCGCGTTTCCGAGATTGAGCTGGTGCACGACGCCTTGGAACAACTCATACGCCTTGTCCTTCTGCCCCATCGCCAGCCATTCATACATCCCTCGCTTGAGCTGATCATACGTTTTCGACTGCACCCCGCCGGCACCACCTTTGTTGTAGGTGTTGTCGATGTAGCCTTTTCCGCTCTGTGCGGTCGTCTCCTTGCTCTTGCTGCTCCCGCCGGAGCCGCCGCCCGATCCGCCGCTCGCCCTGCTCTGCGCCGCGAGCTGCTGCAAGTAGGCGCTGTTCTCGTTCGCCGCCTTCTGCGACCAATAGCTGAGCTGGTCGCTCCACTGGTTGTAGTCCCGCGAATAAGCGCTGTCGTAGGCGCTGCGCGCGTCGGAGAGGTCGGAGTAATAGTCGTTTACCGTGTCGCGGTACCGGCTGTACGCCTGATTCTCGCGGTCGCTGAGCAGTCCATACTGGTTGTAGAGGTCTGTGCCCTCGTCGCGGTAGCGGTTGTATGCCGCGTTGTAAAGATTCGGCACAATGTCGTTCAGGTTTTGCAGATAGGCGTTGTATGCCTGCTGCCCCACCTGTTCGCCGTAGGTGCTGCCATAGCCGCCGGTCAGCGCCGCCGCCTGGCCCATCGTGTCCTGCATCGCGAGCCGCCCCTGCCGCTGGTACTGCTCACGGTACTGCTGATATACCGGGTCTGTCCCGATGTCATAGCTGAACGGCTTCCGGTTCGCGATCCGGTTGTAAAGCTCCGTCAGCTCGCCGTCCCACTGGCTTTGATATTCTCCAGGTCTGCGGGACTGCACCTGATTGAGATACGCCTGCGCTTGCTGCACGGCAGAACCCGGCGTGTATCCGCCTTCCAGCCCATTGAGCCGATTTTGCGTATACCCGCTCACGCCCTGCGAGAGCAGCGGACTTTGCCGCTGCGTATATTGCCCCTTGTAGTTGTAGGTCGTCTGTTTCTTGTTGCTCACCCGGCTCTGATAGCTGCCGTCCGCGTTGACGCCTGTGATCCGGTATGTTCCGCCGCCGGTCACGACCTCGTCGCCCGCCGAAAGGCCGGCCGGCGCCTTTCCGTTTTCTACGCGATAAATTGCCATGTCTTCACCCCTTTACAGTTTGAAATACGTTGCCGCCTGCCGCGGCATGTGCTCCTGATTGTATGCGTTCCAAAATCCCTGCCAATAGCTGTTGTACTTTGCAGCGGCGTTGTTGTACTTCGTCAGCTCGCCGTTCGCGTCGCAGATCTTCATCTCCAGATACCAGCGGTAGATGTCCTCATACGGGAACGGGATCATCAAAATCGTGTCGAGATCCACGCCCGGCGGATAGCCGGTGAATTCCCCCATATCCTCTTCCCGCTCATGCGCCCGGAAGACCTCGCGGTCTGCAATGCCGTCCAGCTCCCCGAGCCAGTGTACCTTATCTTCCTCGCCGTACTGATTCGGCATCAGCCGGTCGATCGTCTCAATCGCTTCTCGAATTCTCATACTCCACCTCCTATGAAAAAGAGGGAGCGGCACACGCTCCCTCTCGTCATGCCGCAAAGGGCACTATGTTGTTATTTCGGCTCGCTTGCGCGGTTGGCTTCAAAGGCTTCCTGCGCCTGCTGCTGTGCTTCCATCAGGCACTCGTAGACCGGGCGCGGAACCTCCGTCCGCTTGCCCCTCGGCACCTGAAACGTTCTGCCGTTCACGCCGACATACTGGAACTGCTGTTCGTTGTTACCCGCTCTCGGCAGCATGATCTCCCGCATATCCTTCCATGGGTCATATGCCTGTTCGGTTGTCGCGGTCACAACTGCGGTTTCTTCTGTCTTTGCCATGTGGATTCTCCTTCCTTAGTTGGCCGGGTCAGTCGTGGAGTATGCGCTCGTGCTCTCAATGCGCACCATGCGCTCCTCGTAGAGCCGCTTTGCCGCGCCTTCGTACTTATAGCCGACGGTGCTGAACTGTTCCAGCGGGCCGCCCGCTTCGCCCTTGGTCTTGACGATCATTTCCATCGTGCCGCCGTCCGGGTCGATCATGGCGAAGGCGTCCTTGCCCATGATGATCGTCGCATACACGCTGTAATAGACCGCCGGGTTGCCGCTGGCAGCAGCCGTCTTGACCGGGCAGGTGCTGTCGTTCCAGATCTTCTGGTTCGTCGATTCGATAAAGCGCACGCCGTGCAGCTCGCCGATCTCGCCGTTGAACAGCTCCGTGACCGCCGCATACTTGTGCGCCTCGATCCATTCCTTGCTCTGCCGCAGATCGAACGCGACAGACGGATGGATGATACCGACGTACTTGCCGTTGATCGTCGGCGCGTGCGCCTTTTTCAGCGTGGTCACGGCCTTGTTGACCTCGGTCGGCGTCAGCACGCAAGTGGTGTCCATGCCGCTTCTTTCTGTCACCTCGGTATGTTCGCCGGTCGTGGCGTTCACCTTGTCGCAGAGCTGCTTCACCGTGCCGCCCACGACCTCGTTTCGCACCATCTTGTCAATGCTCATGCCGCCGGACGCGCCGAGTTCTTCGGTCGCGCCGAGAATCGCGTTGTCAATGGCGTGCAGTTCCAGCAGATCGGAGATCGTGACGTACAGACCCTTCTGCACAAGATCCTGCGTCATGCTCGACATACCGAGCTTCTGGCCGGTCGGGATGACGCCTTCGGTCAGCGTCTCCGCCTCCGGCAGCGTGTTCCACTTGCGCCATTCCACGCTCTTGCCGTGGTTGCGCGGAAGCGCCTGTTTCTTCGCCAGCTGCGCGAAAATGAGTTCCGGACGCGCGTTCTCCAAGAGCTGCGTGTCATAAAACGTTTTCATTGTCGGCGTCAGCTTGTTGGTCGTGTCAAACGCCGTAGGTGTGCCGGTGTATGCGTTCACGTAGTTGCCGGTCGTGTTGACCAGCGTACCCGCATCCGCGAAAAACTGGAATCCAATGTTGCTGTTACCCATGATTTTTTCCTCCTTCTGCTCAGAGGACGATCTTTTCCCCCCTCTGAACTCTTCTGATGATCTCCGCACGCTGTTCCTTCGTCCAGCTGCGCGGGTCGTTGTTTGTGAATTGCCCGCCGTTGGCGTTCCCGCCGATCTCTGGCGGTCTTGCGCCCTGCGCCTGAATGGTCTGCATGACGTTGTTTCTCGCCTGTGCTGCCACCACCTGCGCTTGCGCTGCCTGGATCTCTGCCATGTGTACCACTTCGTAGGCTGTCTTCGGCGGGACGTTCGCCGCAATCAGCCGGGCGAAGTCTTCGTTTGCCATCTCAGCCTCAAAGCTCGTCCCGTACTGCCCGGCAACATCCCGATCAAATGCCGACCGGATGCCGTTGAACTGCTCCTGAAGCTGGTACTCCTGCAGCTGGCGTCGCATCCCTGCGGTTTCCGCGCGAGAAGCATACTCGCTGCGTACCGCGTCCGCCGTCGAGCCGCGTTCCATGGCTTCTGCCTCATAGAGCCGGTTGTCCGCGCCAAACTTCTGCGCCAACGCCGCATAGTCGATCTTTCTCGGGTCAGACGTGTCAATTCCATAGAGCACGCCCAGCCGGTCGACCACCGGAGCCATCGCTTCGATCTGCGCCTTCATCGCCCCTTGCCCTTTGAGCCGCTGTTTCACGGCCTTCTGCACCGCCGCACCGACTGCGCTGTCGTACTGCTGCTTGTACTTTCCCGCGATCAAGCTCTCAAAGGTCTCTTCCTGCTGTCCCTGAGCGTCCGGGACGTTTGCCTGCTGCTGCGGCGCTTGCGCCTGTGCCGGAGCTGCCTGCCCGCTCATCTGCTGACCGGCGACGTCAGCCGCGCCCGCCTGGGGCGCTCCTGCCATAAGTTCATCCATAAAGCAAGTCCTTTCTGACTTTCTAATTTCAGTCTACCATGCGTTTTTTGTGATTTCACCCCACGCCGAAAGAAACGATCTGCAAACCATTGAAGTGTTTGCAGATCGGTTTTTTATTCCGGCTGCGTGGCCTTCTGCGCCTGTTCCCGCGCGTTTTGTACCTTCGTCGGCTCCTGCTGCTCGCCGGTTTTGATCTCTGCCAGCTTTTCATCCTGCGGAGCCTGCACGGCCTGTCCGCCCTCCATCAATACCTGTTCTGCCAGCGCCTGCCCGAGCGAAGGATCATATCGATCTGCCACGGCAAGCGCCATCTGCTGCCACTGCGCCAGCCGCTCCGCAAGGTCGGCGTTCTCCTGAATCTTCTGCACGATGCTGTCCTTCCCGTCGAAGTCCATCATGTCCAGCGTCGCGAGCGCCTGATCCACCATTTGCGGTTGGAAGAAGCCCAGCTGGAAGAATTGCAGCGCCAGCTCGTTCTGTGCCATCGCCGTATACTCGCTCGCCTTCTGTGCCGAAACCTCGATATCAAACACCGGTTTTCGCATCCCGTCCGGCTGCCCGTCCTTGCCATAGAGCGGCTGCATCTGCAACCCTTGGTTGGAATACTGCACGAATTCTTCCGCGCCGCGCTGCCCCACAATGCGGAACTGACGCGGCAGATCGTAGAATTGCCGAATTCGTTCAATCACCATGCGGATGAGCCGCGCATATGCCCGGTATGCCGACTTCGTGCTGTCCTTGCTCGACCGGCCCGATGCTTCCTGCAGCGCTGCGATCGCGCTCGCCGCCGTCACACCGGAGCTTGTCGCGCCGTTGTTGACGTCCGTGTTGCCGGTCGTCCATTTCAGTTCCTCGATCTTGTTCTGCAAAATTGTGATGTAGTTCGCGCTCAACGGGTTTACCTGAATCTGCATCAGCGAGTCCTGACTGAGATTGCCGTCCACGTGCACAAAAGGCTTCGTCCAGTCCGCAAATTCTTCCTCGTTTACCGCGCCGTCGCTGCGCCGAAACCACCGGGGCGACGCCGCCATAATTGCGTTCTTGATGATTGCCTGATTCATCCGGTCAATCTGCTCCTGCGCGCTCTTGCCGATGTCGATGTATCCGTAGCCTGCAATGCTGCCCTCCACCGGGAACAGCGCATCCACCACAAACGGATAATCCCCGTCGTCGTAAAGGCCCGTCTCCGCCATGGGGCTTCCGACCGGCGTCTGCACAACCGATCCGTCCGGCATCTGCTGCGTGCTATATTTCTGCTCGCCGTCGTTCTCGGTCGCCAGCAGTACGTTGTCTCCGACGAATTTGCAGAAATGCAGCACACTCTTGCCGCCCCGCCACTTCTTGTAGTACCAGTCCACCACCATGCTTTTGTTGTCCGTTGGCACGGTGTCATCTGTGTTGTACTGCTGCATGATGTTGCCGGTCGATTTCAGCTTCCCTTCCAGCTCCGGATACTTGGCCGTCAGGATGTCGTTGTCGACCAGCTCCGTCACAAAGACGTTTTTCGATTTCTGAATGTCTGTGATCCCCGGCTCCCAGAAAAAGCTCAGAATGTCTACCGCGTTCACGGCGATGTCGCCGATTCCGTTCAGCTTGGAGCTGTCCCAGCTCACGTGCCAAACGAGCGTCCCCTGTTTCAGCTTCGTCCACTGGCTGTCCGAGTAGACTTCCTCGAAATCGTTCTGTTCTAGGATCACCGGCAGGATGGACGAGAGCCGCTTTGCTTCTCCCCGGTCATCCGGCTCCCTGGGCCGGACGGCGGGCGCGGGGTATGCCGCAATCGCGTCCGCGTGCTTTCCCATGATGACGTTAAAGAGCCATGCGCTCGCCCACTTATCGTCCATCGGATTCCCTTTTTGAATCTGCCGCCAGCTCTTGAGCCGCCACCAGTTTTCGCTCGCCGTCACGCGCGCTTCGAGGTTTGCCTTGCCCGCCTTGTATTTTTGCAGCGTGGCGAACGCCTGCCGCACCTGCGCTTCACCGATTGGCTGCGTCAGCACCGGCGCGCTCTGTTCCATCGTCTCATTTTCCATCTGTTGCTTCCTCCGTCTCCTGCGCGGCTTCCGCTTTGATCTGCATCTCCGCCAGCGCGTGTGCCTCGGCCAATAGATTTTGCAGAATCAGCTCCACGACCACCGGCGGCAGCTTTGCCGCGTTGATCTCCGCAATCAGCTTCTCCCGAAGCGTCCGCACCTCTGTCCCAAATTTCATTCTGTCTCGTCTCCCGTCAGCACGATATTCACCATGTAGATCTTCGACCTGGCATCGTAGGACGCGTTCACGCTCTCCGCCTTGCGGTATGTCCCAATCAGCGGAATCTCCTGCTGTCCGTCAATCACTTTGCAGCTTGCAAAGCTCATGCCCTCCACGCCCGTCAGATCTGGGAACTGCGCCCCATCTCCGACCTCGAAGCTGTTTGTTGCGGTCATCTGTGCCCGCTCGACCAGTGTTTCGTAAAAATTCGTGATCGGGGTCTGCTTTTCATCAAGTTTCAAAATCATTGTCATTTCCTCCCTATGACGCATTTTTGGCCGTAATAGCTCTGTTGATAGCTTCCTTCAGCGCAGCATTATCGTTTGCAAACTGCGCCGCGCGATATGCCGGTAGTTTGCTCACCACGACTGCCGGTGTCACGGTTCCCGCGCCGCTCAGCGCCGCAATCGCCGCCCGCATCTGATTGAAGTGGTTCGTGCTCAATGCCGCGCCCGCCGTAGCCGTCGGCACCGACGCCGCCGTGCCGCCGCAGTCGGCCACCCGCTGCCGCAGCGTGTTCCACGCCGCCGCCGTAATCGTCGAAATCAGTCTGCCAGCCGCAATGTTCGCCGCATCGTTGCTTGTCCATGCAAAAGCCGCAATCAGTGCCTTTGTCGTGGCCGAAGCGTCCGCGCTGTCCAGATACGAGCCGTTTACCGTGTGCCGGACCTTGAAGTAATACGTCGTCCCCGGCGACAGGCCCGGGATCGTCACCGGCGAGCTTCCGATGTTTCCGTAGGACACATAGGCTCCCGTCGCCGTCCGGTAAAACAGCGTCCAATATCCCGTGCTTCCGTCTCCTCCGTTTGAGGCCCAATAGACCGTCGCGCTGTTCTTCGTCGTGGTCACGCTCGTGATCGTCGGCGCAACTGGGGCAATCCGGCTCTTGTAATAGGCATGTACCTCCAGCCCTTCCGAGATCGTGATTCCGGTTCCAGCGGAATAGTTGGTCTGGTAGTTGTCCGAGGACAGCCGGAAATACTGAAAATCATAGATTTCCGAATATGTTTGATATTGCGTGTTGGCATACGTGATGTAAAAGATTCCGCCCGGATATCCCGTGTAGGAGCCGCTTGTCAGCGCCGTGCTCCCGTCCAGGTAGTTCCGGATCAGCACCTTCACGGTCTGCGCCTGCGTCGTGTAGGACACCACGTTCGTGTTGCTGTTCTGCGGCTCCTGCCCCGGTGCGTAGATGTGGACGTAAAATTGATACGTGCCCGCGTTCCCCACGTAGCTGCTGATGTTGAACGACCACGTTGTCGTCGCGGCCTCGCGTGTCCCGCTTTCCGGCTGGCGCACGAGTGCGGTGTAGCTCGTGCTTCCCGGATAGAGGCAGTAGAGCATCATCGCGTACTGCTGTCCGACCGTCAAGCCTGTCACGTTCAGCATGGTTCCCGAAATGGATGCTGTCGCCATACGCAATCACCCGAACACCGGCACCACGCCGACCACGCCGGGTGACACGAATTTAATTGTCCCATCCGCGCGGAGCTGGATGCTCGCCGTCTTTCCTGCGTTCTGGATGAAGATGTCGCCGCTCGTCGAGCGAATCCGCACCGCCGCGCCGCTTAGTTCCGTTGCATATCCCTCCGGTGCCGAGCTGGACGGCGTAAACTGCAGTCCGCCCGCTCCGTCGACATACATCTCGCCGCCGCGCATGCTCGTACCGCCAACCGTCAGACCGGTGACATTGCCAAGGCTGTCTGTAATCGCGTCGATCTGCGCCATGATTGCTTGTAGCTTTGTCTGGACGCTCACGCCGCCGAGCTGCAAGTCCGTCGCGTTGATCGTGCCGGAGATCGTCGCGCCCTTCGCTGTCATCGCGCCGCTCGCGTCCACCTTGAAGTCGCTTCCAAGGCTCAGTCCGCTGGTACCGAAATACAATCCGTCCGACGCGCCCCACTTCTTGTTCGTCCGGTAGATGCTGTCCTCTGCCACCGTCCATGGGCCAATCACCGATCCGCTCGCCGCTGTCAGCGTGCCGGAGAGCTTCGCGTCCGTCGCTTCCAGCGTCCCGGACGGAAAGTGCAGCTTCTTGGCCGACAAATATGCGATCTCGTCGCCGCCCTGCCAGAATGTCACCTTTCCCGGTGTCACGGTCACAAGTTCATTTTTCGTCTTGTCGATGACCGTGTTCCCACTGCTCACAGTTGTCTCGATGTTGCCGACGCCCACGCCGTAGACCGGCACTGCGCCGTTGTAATAGAGCAGCCCGGTCTTCACATATTGCTGTGACTTCACCGTGAAATCATTGTTGATGCCCGCCGCGTAGTCATAAAGCTGCCGGATGCCGAATTCGTTTCCGTCAATGGTCATCGTGGCTTTCTGCCAATACTTCCCGAAGTCCGATACCGCGACATAATTGCCCGAGAGCTGCGTCTTGAAGCTCTCGCTGTTCGCCGCGGCGTAGTCCGCCGTCTTGATAATCAGCGCCTTGAGCTGCCCAAAATTCCCGAGCTGCGTCTTCCGCTCAGCGTCCGGCAGGCTGTCCGCATCAATGGCCCGCGACACTTCCTGCAGCACCGCGCTCGCCGACCAGTCCGCGAGGTTGAGCTGATCCGTCAGCGTGCAGAGGTAGCGCCGCATGGATTCCAGCTGTTCCCCGCTCGTCTTTCCGGCAATGGATGGGTACGCCAATTTCATGCTGCCCATCGTCGCACCTCCTTTCTCATGCGTCGCTCCCCGCTTCCAGCACGCGCGTCAGGCCGTATAGCTTGATCTCGCCCTTGCCCGTCATGCGGAATTGCAGATGGTCGCACCGGCAAGGTCGAATCGGCAGCAGGAACGTCCGCAGTCCTTTCCCGTCCAGATGTCCGCTGTGCCGCCACTGTCCGTCCGAATCGTACTGAATCCAGAAATCCATGCTCGATCCCTTCGGAAGCTGCATCCGCAGGTCGAGCCGCGTGATGTACTTCTTCCCCGCGAGTCCGTAGGTCATCATTCCTGTTTCCGCCATCCACTCGACGGCCCCTTCCGGCTGTCCTGCCGACCCATACAGACAGTCTACGTGCTTCTCACTGTCCAGGCAGTAAAGCTCATCGTCCACGCGGGCAAACTCTGCCGCGTGCAGGCTGTCCTCCTTGTGCCAGATCCCGCGCCGCGTGTCGTAGCAGAAGAGCGCCCAGACGTTTTCTCCATCCCGCATCGAGATGTAATACTTCCCGCGCACCCCTCCGGCCACGGCCTCATAGTAGAGTGTGTTTCCGAACGCGCTGCCGATGTTCTCCGGCATCCCGCCCGTGTAGACGCAGACGCCCATGCGCGACTTGTAATAGAGCCGGTCATCTACCACAACGAGGCTCTTTTCCGATCCGCGCTGCACGCCCTCACATTTCTGCACGACGACCTGATGTGCGCCCTGTGCAGATGGGTAGACCCGGTGGAAGCAGTCCTCCTTGAAGAAGATCGGGCTGTCGGCCAGCGTCGCCGCGCCCGTCCATCTCCCATCCGTGCCGCAGCTCGCGCGCCAACTGTCCGTCGCCACGCCCTCGTAGCACTCCCAGTTCTTGAAGTCCCCGAGCTTGCAGCAATAAAGCTCGTTCACGGTCTCGCCGTCCACCACGCCATACTTGCAGCCCCAGAGCCGGTTTCCGCTCTCGGTCACATAGTCCATCTCCGGCACCTTCCGCTCGGTCTTTACCGTCCCGCTTGTCAGCTCCGTTGTCTGGTCGACGAGGCCCACAATCACGATGTAGCTCTCCGCCACGTCGTAGAGAATGTGCGAGCCGTTGAGCGCTTTCACCTGCTCACTTCCGGTCAGCCCGCTCAGCTGGATCCCATCGTACTTGGAAAATCCCTGTCCAATGCCGTCCGCCGCGAGCTTGAGATAGACCGTCGGCACCGACACCCATTGCGAGGTTGTCGCCGCATACTGCTTCAGTGTGTGCACGCTTCCGCTCGTGTCGATCCAGTATTGGCCGTTTGTCGCGTTCTCCGGCTGATTGCTCTGCGTATAGCTCACCGTGATTGCCGTGCCGTCCACCGTGCAGAGCGAAATGCCGAGCTTCCGGCTCGCGCCAAGCGCCACGCTGTTTGCGTGCCCCATGTAGCCGTTGTCCGAATACTTTTCCGTGTTGAAGTAAATGCCGTCCGGGAAGATGCAGAGATACGCGCCCATCGACACGATCTGCTTCTTCCCGCTCGTGATCTGCACCGCCGTCATATACTCGGCCATCGAATAGCCGGAGATGTAGAGCTGTTGGTTGTCAATCCAGCAAAGCGCATCCCGCGAGATAAGCGCCTGCGGGCTGTTCAGCTGCCTGTCAAAGCTCCGCTTCGGCCTCTGGCTCAAAAGCGGGTAGTGCTCCGAGCACATATTTTTCATGTCGTAAAACTCGCCGTCTCCAATTTCGAGATTGTGGTTGTAGCCCCCGAAGACCTCCGTCGTGACGGTGCTCTTCTCTGTGTCCGTCAATGCTGGCATCAGCATCGGCCCCACCCCTTTCATTCATGTATCCACCGTTATGCACCCATTCTCCGGTCTTTCCTCCGGGAATTTTTGTGCCTTCTCGCATATTCATTCGCTTTTCTGTGCATATTTCTCAGTGTTTTTTCATCTGGTTCAGCGGATCAGCCCAAATCGGATGCGCTGGAGCCGTCTGCATCGGGCGAATCGGCCTGCTCATGCAGAAGTACCGCCATTCGTCCGCCACATGATCCTCCATGCTTGTGTCGAGATCTTCAACCTTGTGCTCGTCGTATACCAAAATCGGAATCGTGCGGATAAACGCCTCGCAGTTGCGGAAAACATACATCCGTGGATAGCCGTTCTCATCGAATTGTAGCCGGTAGTGGCATTGCATCCATCCCGCGATGCGCTCGTTGTCGCCCTTTGTGAAATATACGCCGTACCGTGCCGCTGTCTGCTCGATGCTCTCGCCGCGGCTCGCGTCCCAGATTGCCGGGTCTGCAATGCCTGTGATGTCCTTTCCCTTGAGCCATGGGTGCTGCCGCTCGATCTTCGCGATCTCCGCAAACTGCTTGTCCGGTGTCCATTTCACACCCTCGTTCGGTGTCTGCGTGCAGCCGTACAGCTCCAAAATGCGGTAGATCACGCCGTCATAGTCTACCGCCCACCATGCGCAGGAGAACGGTTTCCCATAGCCGAAGTCGTAGCTCCGGCAGATCGTCCACCCGCTCGGAATCTCGAACGGATCGATGACGTGCGTGCCTTGCCGCGTCTGGTATCCGTCCGGGTTGTTGACGAAATCCTCGAAGAACTGTCCCTCGTAGACGTCCCATCGCCCGTCGAGCCACGCTGCCCGCAGCTTCGGCGGCAGATTCTCCAAGCTCCGGATGTAGTCCGGCTGCTCCCGCAGTAGAGCCTTGTTGTCCGTGACCTTCGCCTGGATGAAGGAATAATCCTCCGGGTGCTCGTCCGGATTGAAAATGCGATCGACGAACAGCCGCTTAAAATAGCCGTGGCTCGGCCCGCCCGGATTTAGCGTGTAATATGTCCGCTTCGGAAACCCGTTCGCGCCGCGCACACAGGCATTGATCTTCTTGATCCATTCCTCACGAAGCTGTCCGGCTTCGTCGAGGAATATCACGTCGTACTCTGCGCCCTGATACTGGCCGAGATCCGCGTCGCTTTTGCAGTAGCCGAACGCGATGCTGCTGCCGTTCTGGAAACGGAAGATCTTTTCCGTCTGGTTGTACTTTGCAAATCCCTTCAGCTCCGTCCGCAGTTGGTCGATGTGGTTGTTGCGCAGCTCCGGCATCGTCCGCCGCACAATCAGGATCTTGATTCCCGGATAGCGCAGCGCCAGCAGCTTTCCCTTTGCGCGTACCGCCCAGCTTTTCCCGCCGCCGCGTGCTCCGCCGTATGCAATGTGCCGGTGCTTATCCGTCAGGAACTGCCATTGCTTCGGCTGCGCCTTCCCAATGTTCAGCGTCTTCATTCGCTGCCTTCCTCTGCGTCCCGCTCCAACACCAGCCGCACGCCGCCTTCGTCTTTCTTCTCGTCAGTTTCCTTCGCATATCCGAAGCCATAGGCCAATGTGAACTGTGCGCCGCGCTGTGCATCCCGGTCAAAGAGTCGTTCGGCTGCGTATTGTTCCACGCGCAGGCGCGCGCGCGTCACCGTGTCCACAAATTCGCGCTTTGCCTTGTAGTTGAGCAAGCTCTGCCGCGAGGTAAACCCGAGCGCCAATGCAAGTCCCTGAATGGTCATCGGTCTGCCGCCAACGTATACCGGCTCGCCGTTCTTGTTCAGCATCGGCGTTCCATCTCCATCTCGCAGCAACTCCGGCTCGCAGCTTGCAAAATAGGCGTCGATCTTCTTCTGCATTTCCTCTGCCGATGTGAATGTCGGTTTCCGTCCCATCCGGCGTCACCTCCCTTCGCTTTTAAGCATAAACCATGCTATTCGGCTTTTCACCCCACGCCAAAAGAGCGCCCGGGCCACCCCCGCGCGCTTCTTCTGTGCCAGTGTCTTTATACCTGCCGGTCGAAATATCGCAGCTTTGCCGCCGCGACGCTGCACTTCCGGTAATCATAGCTTGCGCAATACCGGCTGATGTACTCTGCCGTGTCGCAGCTCTCCCGGAAGCAGAGCATGCAGCCGTCTTCGCACTTGATCGTCTTTTTGCCAGCTGCCGCCCAAAATGGGCAGATGTACGCCCTGTGCCAGTAGTCGCTCATGCTCCGCCTCCTTCGTCGTAAAACTTTACACATTTACAAGGCTCAATCTAAGCGGCGTCCAGTCCGCTTGCGTTCCTGCTCCTTTTCCGGCACACATACATATTTATAATATTGATATCCGTACTTCGTCGCCCGGCACTCCGCCAGCACATATCCGCGTGGCGCCACCGGCGGCCGCTTCGGGCTGTACTCGCGCACGGCCTCCGTCGGCATCTCCGCCTCCGGCATCCGGCACGTCCGGCTTGCCTTCCAGCGGTGGCCGCCGAACTCCTCCCGCCAGTGGTCAAAGAGATAATTCGCCAGTGCCGTGTAGTCCTGCCCGTGGTCGACGAGTTGCCCGCTCTCATTTTTATAATAGTTGTGCTTGCGCAGCGGCTTCACGTCGATCACGCTGCCGCGTCCCCAGAGCTTCCCGATTTCCTCCTCCGGCACGCCGTCCGAGATCATGTGCAGGTGGAAGCGCCCCGTGTGCTTGCCCTTGCCGTACACCAGATAGATCTTCGCCGCCGGATATTTATATAGTATGCGGCGGTAAAAATTGTCCCGTTCCCGCTTGCACTCCGCAACGGTATGTACTTCGCTGTCCAGATCAAAGGTCAGCGTCGAATAAAGCGAGGCGGGCGAGAAGTTCGCATTGACAAGCCGCGCATTTTTCCGTCGGCTGATCGCCTCGCGGTGCGCAGCCCGGTCTTCTTCGTTTTCAAAGCGCGGCTTTCTCGGCTTCGCCGTCCTGATGTCCGCGCTGTCTCCGATGTTGTATATGATCTGCTCGCAAACCGCGCCGCAGAAGATTCTCTGCTTCACTCTGCGCATCCCGCTCACCCTTTCTCTTTTTTCTGCCGGTTCAAAGCAGCGCCGGTCGTCCGGCGCTCCGTTCAGCCGTCATTCCTATCGATCTCCAACTTCTCCCTTGTGTCCCCGCTTCTCGTCGAGCGCCTTTTTTATGTCGTCCATGCACCCCTGACGCAAATGTTTCCGTCCTGCATTAGCAGCGTATCGAAAACAAGGCCCCAGTCAGCGGCGCTTTCATTCACCTTCATTTCCTCCATCCGTGCGCCGCAGTTGGGGCAATACTGCCAATACGGGTCTGGGACTTCCTTCGTTCTTGGGATCATTATCTTGCACCGGCTGCACTCGCGGTGCGGCCAGCTCGGCCACCTATCCAGCAGCCACTTCCCATGCACCACCTTCACAACGTCGGCAGCATCCATATTCGCAAGCACCCGCTTTGCATCGGCAATCGTGGCGAATGGGTCAGTAACTTCCAGTGCTGTCAGCTTCGTAATTGCAATACTTCTCAGGATATATTCGTCAGCCATTGTCTTTCCCTCCATCCATTTTCGCGCCGCATTTGCCGCAGTAATTGTGCCAGCGGGAGCAGAGAACAGCACCGCACACCGGACAATGGTCATATGGAACTTTCGCATGTACCATATTTTTGATATAAACGTTAGAACCGTCCGATGCAAATACCCCGCGAGCTTCGTGGTATTCGGTAATTGTCACCTCACGAATTTTCGTTATAGGCTTCCCACGCACCACCGGCGCAACGTCGGCGGCGGGCAGCTTTCTGATTTCTGCAAACGCCGCAGCGTAATCCCCGCACGTCCGCGTTGTAATTTCCAACGCCTCTGCGCGCCTGATATATTCGTCAGCCATTGTCTTTCCCTCCATCCATCTTCGCCCCGCAGTTCGGGCAGTAAGAAAAGCTGTTTGCTCCGCAGTCAAAGCCACATACAGAGCATTTCACCAGCATCGAACCCGCGATCCCATTGTCACCCCACTTCCCATGCCCCACCTTCGCATCGTCGGCAGCAGCCATATCCGCAAGCACCCGCTTTGCATCGGCAATCGTGGCGAATGGGTTAGTAACTTCCAGTGCTGTCAGCTTCGCAATTGCAATGCTTCTCAGGATATATTCGTCAGCCATCATTTACCCTCCTGTTCCACGCTTTCACAACGGCCTCTATCGCCGTTTCTTCTTTGTCATAGGTTATGGTTGACATAGAACACAAGCATTGATTGCATTGTATTGATGCTTCATACCCTTTTCTTGCTCTGTACGGTTCAAGAAGTGCTTCGCCACCGCAGAACGGGCATAGCTTCAACTTATCCATCCCGCACCTCCACATTTGCTTTTTCTAGCAGATCGTCCAGCCAGGACTCGTCGCTGCACCCGATAAACGTCCCGTCCTCGTCGTAGTACTGATAGGCGGTATACGGTCTGGCCTCGATCCCGGCATATTTTCGGAGCAAAGAGTGTCCGTATTCGATGCCAAACTCGCAGGCTTCTTCGAGTTCGTCCATCTGCGCCTGAGTGATGTACTTAGCCATCATTTACCCTCCTGCAATTATTTCTGCCATACCCTCCGGCAGAGCGCCGAATGGGTCGAGCATTTTTACAATTTTCAGCTTCATGAGCCTCTCTGCCTGCCGCTTTGTGAGCTTTGGCCGTTCCTTTGGCGGAATCTCTCCGTTCTTCGCCGCAATGGCGGTGGGATTGTACTTATGCTGTCCCATCCTTCTTGCCCTCCATTTCCGCCAGCGCCTTTTCAGCTTCTTCGCGGGTCAGGAATACGGTTTTGCCTAATTCCTCTAGCCAGATAAGAGCGAACTTGATAGGAACAACGCCAACTGTAATGCGTCTCGGCGTTTGCTCGATGTATTGCAGCCGATAAACCGTATCGCCCACCTTGCACGGCAGCACGACGCACCGCCCGTCCTTGTCTGCCACGGCCAGCTCGCGGAGTCTGGCAACGCCCTCCTGCTCCGCATCACGCATTACGATGTACCGTCCTTCCGCGTCTGCTCGCGCAAATTCGGCACAGCGTTCCGGTGTCAGCCCCGTGTCCTCATAGGCTTTCAGCCGTTCCCATACCTGCTTCTGGCTGCAATCGGTATCGTATTGGCACTTCACTCCCTTGCACCGCGCAAGCTCGCAGAAGTTTCCCTCAAAGGTCAGTCGTTCCATCGGCGGCCTCCTTATCCTCAAACTGTTTCAAGTGTTCGCGCAGTTCTGCGCATACCCACGCTGCCTGATAGAGCAGAGCCAAAACGTGCTCGAACGATTCAACATCTTCCCAGAGCCATTCGGCCATCATCATCGAGAAGGAATCATCCGAGATATCCAAGTCCACATACGGGCAGTTCCATCTGGTCAGATCCCGCGACAGGTCGAACAGGCTGATGTCTGCGCCGTCCTTCCCGTATCCGCGCACCCAAACTTCTTTGTCCTTGACGTAAAACAGGTTCAGCGCCATTTCAAAATTGTCCTTCGGGGTATCCGTTGTCAGTCGATGCATCATCATTCCTCCATTTCCTGCAAAGCCTTTTCCGCTTCCTCTTTGGAAAGAAACACGGTCTTTCCAATCGCTTCCTCCGAAAATCTCCGTCTCGCCGGTTTCAAATTCATCATAGCAAATCCTCCCGAAATTCTTCTAATACTTCCTGCCCCGGAAGCACATCGTTTTCCATCCATGTGTGGAATACATCGACGCCTGTTTGCCAACTCCCACTTTTTCCAGCCATGCGCCGCACTTCCAACATCCGATCGAACGCCCGGATATACGCCTGTTTATGCTTCGGCCATCTGGTGAAATCCTCCAGGCGTTTTCGTTTTGACGCCAGTGGACAGCCGATACACCCCACGCGGGATAGCCCGCAGCCATAAAGCGGATTCATGCAGATCTTTTCTTCCTCCACGTAATCCCATACGTCTTTGTCCTCCCATCCGATGATTGGATTCACGATGCGCTTTCCTTTCATCTTGCAGTTTTCAAACTGCATCCGTCCCTCATCGTTGTCCTCCATCAGCATGAGTTTCTGCTTCGCGTTGTGTGCCTGCACTTCGATCAGCCCCCGCCCGTTCCTGCGCTTCGGGCTTTCCGCCCAGCGGACACCGGTTGCAATAAAGCGCCCCTTTCCACTGACTTCTTTCAATTTCTCGCAGCAGTACCGCATGAGCCTCGTCGGAGGCATCATTTTTTTCGGTATTAAATTCCACATGGTAACGCGCTTCCCGTCCGGCTGGACGTGCGCATCGATAATGCACTTTACGCCCTTTTCCTCCATTCGGCGGAATGTGTCCCGCACATGGTAGACCGTTTCCGGCGCATCTGCCGTGGTTAGGGAGTGTAGGACTTCAAATGGAATACCGCTGTTTTCTGCCAGCCGGAGCAGCACGTCGCTATCCTTCCCACCGGAGTATGTAATCACAAGCGGCTGCTTGTAAAGCTTCAAGCTCTGCACCGACGCAAACCGCAGCGCCTCAAACGCGCTCTGTTCCAAGTCCACTTAACCCCCCCATTGTTCCGCCATCGCTGCCGCGATTTCTTCAAATGTCTTTCTGCCAAAATTCGTTGAATTTCTTCCCTGTGATAATCGGCCTGCACCATTCACGTTGAAACCTCCGCCACGCGGCGTCTGTTTTTCCTCCTTCATCCCGGAAAAGCATTGCATATGGTACAAATCCAGCCTGCATGGTCTGTGTCAGCCGCAACTCCGCATCCTCAAAACTGTCCCCAGCATATCCAACAAGGACATAGCAGCACATGGCATGGCTCTTTGGCCGGAACCCCGCAATGCGAAGTTTTCGCCCCATCTCAACCAGAGGTTCCAGATCATCCTTTGTGTCGTATGCTGTGTAAAGCCGCTTTGGTTTTACTTCCCGCAGCAAATCCGCCTGCCATTGTTGAAGCAAGGACGGTTCCAGTCCTCCGGTGAAGATCGCCGGATGCTCCTGCCTCTTGAGCATTTCGCAGACCGCCCGGAAATGGTGTTCAGACGTTCCGAGAATGTTGTCGTCAAGGATATTCCAGCCGTCCACGATCGGCAGCTCCCGAATCACGCCATGTGCGCAGCGCGGAACCGAGCAGAACCAACATTCCTTCGTACAGCCGCGCGACGTGAAGATATAGCCATCTCGGAGATACATTCCCGGCGTGAAATCACCCATGCGGTCATCAAATGCCGGGCCTCCAACTTCAACCGGAACACCGAGGATTTGCCACGCATAGTAGAGATCTTCTGCACGTGGACTGTCCCATGTGAAGGTTGTAGAGATGTGCACCGCTTCAACTTCAGCCTTGATACAATCTGCGATATTCTCGATTGTCGGTGCACCGAAGAACGCTAGCGTATCCGTAGGCGATGCAGTCGTCTTTCTTGGGAATACCCGCGCAATCCGATTCATTTCAGCAATCCCGCCTTTCTCAGCCGCTCCACGCTCTTACACCGCTTCTTCGCATCCGCAGTGTAGGCGTCGCGGCTCCGCTCAACTTCTCTCGCCCGATATTCCGCCTGTTTTGCTTCCTCGTATTCCAGATACAGATCGCACTTGGCGTGGCATCCCACTGCCCGAGTCGGACAGTCCCGTTCACATGGCGGCTTCACCGCTCGCCTCCAATTCGTTCAGCACGTCCTGCACCCATATCTCTGCGCGAAGCCAGAGTTCTTTGTCCGACTGCGCGTCTGGCATATCGATAGTTTCTTCTTTTTTCAGCACCCACGCCAGAAAATCATTCCGTCGAAAACATCTCACAGTCCACGTTTTGCTGTCTGCTTTGCGGAATACCGCTACCGCATGATAGCGATCCTCGCTGTAAACTATGAATCCTCTCAGATCATCTCCACTCATTTTGCCGCCACCTCCACAACCTCATCCGCCCGCAGCAGCACCTTTTTCCCGGCCCGCTCGAAGATGTAGCCCGTGCTGTTATAGCTCTTCCGCTTCACCGCGTGGATCATCTCGCCCAGCCTTGGCCGCAGTTCCTTGTAGATCCTCGGGACTTTCACGCAGATCACCGTGACGGCAATGTTGTCGTCCTTGTACCATTCCTCCGAACACTGTTCGCTGCAAAAGGAATTGAAGATCGCGCCCTTGCGTTGAATTTCTTTCCCGCACTGCCTGCACTTCATGCTTCCCGGCCTCCTTCTCTGGCCGCTTCATACTCCATGTGATCTTGCATATAGGCGTGCAGATAGAGTTCCAGCAGCTTCAGCGCCCCTGTCACCATCTTGTTCAGCCGCTTCCGCGTGGTCTCCCATGCGCCCTTCACCGTGATCTGCGGCTCCACGCCGCCCACGACCACAATCTCCGTCTCCCGCGTCTGCTCCTGTTGCGTCCCAACGTCAAACAGCGTCTGTTCCTGTGTCAGGACAATCCGCGGCGGATAGACGTCACTGTTGAACTCGACTTCCATGTGCTGCGCGTGACATTTCTCTTCGTATTTTCCAAAATCGATGTCAAATACCGTCATAATTCTTCCCATAGCCTCGTCTCCTTTATTTTTTCGCCCTCCCGGGCGTTTGGTATATGGTCATGCCACGGCGCGGTTCCCTTCGCGCCGTGGCAGCAGAGACGGCCCTTCCCCGTCTGCGCCCAGTGTTCCCGAAAATCCCGGGCGAGCCGCGCCTATCTGCGTCGCGCAGCTTCTCCTAGGAGGCCAGATGCCGTGCGCCGTGGATCTTCGGCGCATTGGATGACGTTCCTTTCCCGCACGTCTCACACGGGTTCATACGCTGCCCGGAGCATTGGGCCGTCTGACTTGTCCATGCTCCGGACGCGCAGCAAAAAGCCGGTTGATCCTTCGCAGACCGCGAATGGCGGCGCGGCCTGCGCATATGCCCACAAAAAATGTAGATCCGGCTCAGTTGCCAAATTCATTCGGGCGCGGTCTCGGCGGCAAAATCTTCCGCCGCAGCCCATCCTTGCAGAGCGTAAGCGGTATTGCCCGGCGCGAGATATATTCTTCCCGGCACCAGCCGCAGCCGTCGCACCTCCCGCCGCATTCCTGCGTGCTCGCCTTTCTCGGCAGCATGCAGTTTCCATCCTGCCCGCGCGGGGCAAGCAGTTCCTCCGTTTGCATTTCGTCCATTTTCAAACCTCCCGCACGTCGATTCCATACATCGACCGCATAAACTTCCTGTTCCGCAGATATTCCTTCGTCCGTGTCGGCCCGCTCTTCACGTCCTCCACGATCTTCTCGCCGGACACTTCCCGGATGTACGAAAAGTCCGCCGTGTACCGGATCGCGCGTACCCGCTCCCCGGCCTCCGTTACGTATGATTCCTGAATTGTGAATTGCGGCTGCAAGCGCAGGTCGCGAATCTCCCCGGCGCGCAGCATCAGCAGCAGCTCGTCATAGCGCCGCGCTTCCTTCTGGCTGTCAAAGTGAATTCTGCCGCGCTCCGCCTTCTGGTTCTGATACTTGGCCGTCTTTCGCTTGGCCCCCTCTGCGGAGAGGGGGCTGTCAGCTCTGCTGACTGGGGGAGTGGAACTCCCCAGCATCTTCTTCGCGTACAGATCCCGCATCCCGGCGGGCATGTCCGCCATGCTGTCAAATCGCAATCCGCTCATGGTCTCCTGTCCTTTCCTTATCCGATCACCAGCTCCGGATTCATCCGCAGCATCGTCACCTTCGCCGTCTGGTGGTATTCCGGCCGCGTCCACTTGAATCCCCAGTGCTTCGCCGCGAGAAACAGCGCCGCCGTCTCATCCGCGCACCGCACATCCACGGTCTGCCCCGCGTATTGCACACGGAAATACTTCTTCCCACTGTATCCCGGCTGCCGGACGATCTCTGGCTTCTTCTGCCTGCACACCGCCGGCACCTCGTTATATCGCATCGCCGTCTTCCTCGCTGCCGCCCAGCGCATAGCCGAGGCACGCCACCGTCGCAACCGTGAGAAGCGCCGCGCCCCAGTAAAGCCCGAATACAAAGTAAAAGCCCGTCGCCATAAAACTGCCGCCGCTCGCGATCAGCGCCAGCCTCCGCAAGACCCGCACCCTCGCGTTGTCATGTTCTTTTTTCGAGATCATGTCTCTTCCCGCTCCTTTTCCTTTTGTAAGTAATACCGCAGCTTGCCCAGCCGCGTCAGGCTTTCCGCAGCCCGCTCCCGCAGCTCTTTCTTGTCGTGGAACAGCTCAATGGCCTCGGCCTCCGCAGCCTCCGCACAGATGATCGCGGCGATCAGGTCGCCAAATTGTTGCTCATTCACCCGCATCGTGTAGTGCATCAGCGTCCCTCTCTTTCTTCACATAGAACTCCACGCCCGGGAACATCGCCCGCAGATACCGCAGCTTCAGCTCCGTCGCCGCGATCCGCTTTTCCTCGAGCGTCAAATCGTCAAAGCGAACCAACTGCCCGTTCTTCGTCACATAGCTTTCCGTTCGGATCACCTGTTTTTTCCGCATCCTGCGTCCCTCCCTTTCCGTGTATTCTATTCCGCCGGAGCGATTACTGCTCCTTCCGCTCGCACATCAGCTTTGCCGCCGCGGCCACGCCCTGCATATAGGCGATCATGACCTCGATCTGCTGCGCGTTCATGTGCTGCATCTCGTGCAGCACACCCTCGACTTTCTTCTTCTGTTCTTCCGACATATTCCTCACCTCACTCGATTCATTCCTTCTTGACACCTCCCGCCCGCATGGTAAAATACAGTCAAATGGAGGCGATCGCATGTTAGAGCATGTAACAGATTCCCGTTATATCCCGCTGGCCCTGCTCTCCGGCGTCGGCGGGCGTATGCAATTTGTTGACCTGATGAATCAGACCATCTCGCTTTCCGGCCTCGATGCTGTCCAGACGAAAGTCCTTCTGCAAACCATGCGCGGCCAGCGTCTCATTTCCGGCAGCTTCTCGTCTGGCTCCTACGTCCAGCTGGAGCAGTCCGGCGCGGAATTGCTTCTTTCTCTACGAAAGGAATCTCTGGAGCAGAGCCAACGTCTCCATGAGGCGTCCGTAAAGGAGGCCAAGCAGGAGCGCCACCACAGAGCTGACAAGAATGTAGCAATAGTAGCTGCGCTTGTACCGCTTGTAATCTTTGTCCTCGAGTTCCTCATCGCTCACGCCGCTGAGCTTATCGAAAAGATCTCTGCGTTTTTTCATTGACTTCACCTCACTCGGTTCATTCCTTGGTTATACGTTAGCATACCTCAGAACCGTTGTCAAGCATAATTTTATTTCTTGGTTATATTTTTTCTTGACATTTCATTTCCGCTGTGTTACCTTGTGGCTAGAAGGTGGTGAAAAGCTTGAATACAATCAACGATCGAATCGCTTATTTAATCAAAGACCTTGGTATCACAAAAACGAAATTTGCCGAAACCATCAACTTGAGCCAGCCGTTCGTGTCCGCCGTTTGTTCCGGTTCAAAAATGCCCAGTGACCGCACAATCTCGGATATCTGCCGGGAATTCAATGTTTCGCTTGCTTGGCTGGAAGACGGCGAAGGGGAAATGTATGTCCAGCGCAGTGAAAACGAGCGCATGGCCATGCTGTTTAACGACGTGCTGGCCGAAGCCGACGAATCCACCCGCAAGCGCGGCATCGCCGCCGCCCTCGACATGCCCCCGGAGTTCTGGGACAACATTCTCGAATTCGCAAAAAAAAT